ATATTTAGATGGCACAGAGGGCAGAAGCATTTAGATCTGGGAGATTTTATTTACCAACGGTAGAATTGACTGATACGTCAACGAAGTTTGGTAATATAAGTCCAGCATTTAATAATAGTTATGATGTAATGATAAATTTCAAGAAACCACAGAGTGATTTGAATGCATTTATAAATCAACATGGATTTTATGATCAGAATGGAGGACCCAACTCACCTTACAATGCAGGGTCATATCTAGCACTTTTTTGTTCAGAAGCAGTTTTACCAGGTTCAGATATACAAACAGCACAAGTAGATGGTCTAAGACAAGGTGTATCACAGAAATATGCAACCTTTAGAAGATTTCCTGATATTCTATTGACATATTATTTGCAAACTGATTATTATACAAATGATGTGTTCAACGCATGGATGGAATACATATCACCTACGAGTGGTAGGGAAACTGCAGCGTTCAAGAGAATGAAATATCCTGATACCTATAAGTGTGATATGGAGATCACAGCGTTCAGTAGAGATATAAATGATGAGTTTGCGAAACTCAATACCACAAACAGATTCAATAATCAACTACCCAGTAGTATCACATACAAAATACAGAATGTATTTCCAAGCAGTATTGTCGCTGCTCCACTTGCATATGGAAGAGCAGAATTGATCAAGACTACTATCACATTCAAATATGATCAATACTTTATTGATAGAACATCAAGAGTTGACAATGCATTCTCAGAGTCAAGACCATTTGATCGTATATTGAGTAATAGTCCTGAAGAGGCAGCAGCTATTGCTGAAGACGCTGGTAGATCACTTGAATTTGGAGAAACTATAGCAAGTGGCGGATTCGTAGAAACAGTGATAGAATAGGTATCTAAATAAATACACTGAACCAAATATTATTATGCCTTTACCGAAGGTCGTTGCACCTACGTTTGAATTGCAACTTATATCAACTGGTAAGAAAGTAAAGTATAGACCTTTTCTTGTCAAAGAGGAGAAAGTTCTACTTATAGCACTTGAAAGTGGTAATGACGCTGACATCACTGCCACACTGAAAAGTGTATTGAAAGCATGTATTCTCACTCGTGGAATAGATGTTGAAAAATTACCTAGTTTTGAACTTGAGTACTTGTTTCTGAATATCAGAGGTAAATCAGTAGGTGAATCTGTTGAATTACTTGTGACATGTCAAGATGATAAAGAGACTAAAGTACCTCTTACAATAAAACTGTCTGAGATCAAACTTGAAGTCCCTGAGGGTCACACTGACATGATCAAGATTGATAATGAGATCAACATCAAGATGAAGTATCCATCAATGCAACAGTTTATGGATAATAATTTCATCGCATCTGATTTGAGTGGGTCTAATAGGATCGATAAAGCGTTTGACGCTGTTGTTGATTGTATAGACACTATTTTTACTATAGATGAAGCATGGTCTTCCGAGGATTGTTCTAAAAAAGAACTTCTCAAATTCATTGAGCAATTGAACTCACAACAATTTGCTATGATTGAGGAATTCTTCGCTACTATGCCAAAATTACAATATAAAGGTAAAGTGAAAAACCCAAATACCAAGAAAGAGTCAGAAGTGGTAATTGAGGGTTTATCAAATTTTTTCGCATAATGCTATATCATACCAGTATTGATTCTGTGTTGGAGACAAATTTTTCTCTAATGCAACATCATAAATGGTCTGTGAGTGATATAGAAAACATGATTCCTTGGGAAAAAGAGGTATATGTGAATTACCTCATCAAGTTCCTTGAGAAACAAAAACTAGAAGCACAACAAGCAAAGGCAGCAGATGCAAACGCCTGGTAGACAAGTAGCACCCCAAACTCCTATGATTCCTATGGAGCGTAGGATGGATTTGGCTTATGATAGATTGTTACAGAGTGCGACAGAAGCAACACAAAATTTAGAAAAACCTCAAACAAGAGTTTTAGGTCGTGTCATCTCTCAATTAGAGTCGATGAATAACACGATGAGAAGTATACAAGATCAGATAAGAGAAGACGTAAGAGCGAAAAGAAGATATTATAGAGAGGAAGCAAGACTACTAAGAAAAGATAACGAAAACCTAACTGATGTAAAAACGAGCGTATTATCAGGATTGAGAAGAAATCTTGGTGGTGCTGCAGCTTTGACAGGTGCTGCACAATTAGGTGTCGGTAATATTGGTGGTGGATTACAAAGTTTAGGGTTGGCAGGTGCTTTGATGTCTCCTGAGATAGTAGAATTTCTAACAGGATCAGTGGTAAATGTCCTTGCACTCAAAGGTCTGATAGGTGGTGGTAGGGGTGCTGCTGTAAGTGGAGTTGGAAGAAATATCGCTGGTGCATCGAAATTAAAGAATCCACTCTTGATTACTGCTGCACTTGCTGCTAGTCTCTTGATACCATCTCTTGCAAATGCAGGTCAAGGTGGTGATAGAAGAAGACAGGACTTAGTGAGAAGAGAACTTGAAGGTGAACAAACAATCAACAAACCTGATGTGTCAAGATTCAGATCACTATTGGATAGGTTTGATGGTATATTGTCGGGTATAACACTTGATAAAGAAAAAGAAGAAGGTCAAGTAGATCCAGAAAAATTAAAAGATGTAAAAGTTGGTGAAATAGATCCTAAAACAAAAGGAAATAAAGATGGTGAATTAAATGACAATGATATAGCAGCGATGAATAATGTATTACCAAAAGATACAGATTTCGCATCAAAAGATGATAAAAAGACAGACAAAAATCTAATAACGTTTCTTGAAACTAATATTGGCGAAACTATATTCAACGAGCAGATAAACGAAGGTGACACAAATGTTGATGCAACATCTAAAAATAACTTCAATGTTGAGGGAGACCAACTTGAAATAGTACAGAATGAAAACAATGATGATACAACACTAATATCTAAATTGTTTACTATGCCAGAGGATGTCAAAGAAAACAACAAACAATTAAATGAAAAATTAGATGTTGCTAATGTTAGAAAAGAGATCAGATCAAGCACTGAAGTAAGCAACAATATGTACAATATTGATTTGACTCAGGATGATTCACCAAAAACCATATCAGGATTCACAGGTGTAACAGCAACACCTGATTCTGTATTTGTAAGCACTAAATTTTCTACTGGTGGTGGTTTATTTGACAGATTTGAGGCAGCGTCATCTCTTAGAACATATGGAGCATACTCATGATAGAGAGATCGCTCGCTGTAATATCAAATCAAAATAGAAGAGGTAGTTTAGCACTTAGAAACGATCTAAGAAATAGTTTCAGAGTTGAGAGAATACTTGAGAAAAATTCTCTTTCAATCAAAAGTAAACTCGTAGAAGAAAGAGGTCGTACACTAAAAGCACTAGCGTTACGCAGTAGGGAACAAGAAAAAGATAAAAGAGGAGGCGTTGGCGGTGCATTGAGTATACTTGGTGGCGGTGCACTTGGTAAAAGATTTTTTGGTAGAGGTGGTCAAGGAGGATTACTACGTGGATTACCTAAAGTTCCAAAGTCACCCTCATCATTACTTAGAATGCAGAGAGGAACCTCTGCTTTATCTAGGGTAGGTAGAGTTGGTAGACTTGGAAGAATAGGACCTCTTGCTGTTGTGGGTGCAGGTTTAGATTTTGCAGGTAGAAGAGCAGAAGGACAAACTAATCTTCAAGCAGGGGTAGGTGCAGCAGGTGGATTGGGTGGTGCACTTGCAGGTGCTAAGTATGGGGCAATACTTGGCACAGCGATAGGAGGACCTATAGGAACTGTAATTGGTGGTATAGGTGGTGGTATCTTAGGTGGACTTGCAGGTGGTAAGTTAGCAGATTTATTTACTGGTGCAGATAGGAGAAGACAATTTGAAGAACAAAGAGTATTGATATCTACTCAAAAATCATTATTTTCAAATGCACTTGACGATTTAGAGAGAGTATTAAATAAGTTAGAGGACACCTCACTCTTTTTGAGAGTAAGAAAAGATGATGATCGTGGTTTATTTAAGAGAGATAGATTTGACTTTGCATTACCTACATCAACGCCTTGGTATAATACAACCACAGCTAAAATTGTTGGATATGGTTTGCTCTTAGCAGGTGCATTGGTTTTAGGTGGTCCTTCTGGAGAAGAATCGATACCAGCAGCAGGTCTTATGAATGCAATGAGGCAAACCAGATTAGGTGCTTTTCTTATAAAGAAACTACCTGTGCTTACGAAGTTATGGAAGAAAGTATCAAAGGGACAAACTTTTGCTGATGAGTTAGTGCCTGGCGTTGATATACCTGGTATATCACCAAAGGGTCTAAGGATAAGAGCACAGGCATTGCTGAAGAGAATCAATCCAAATATCAAATTAGATAATTTACCAAAAACAAAACCTAAGTTTAAAAGAATAGAAACCAAGGTAAGAGATTCAGACATACAGGATCTTATCAAAAAAGGTCAACTTCAAGAATTACAAGAGTTTATTAAAAAGGGTAGAGTACGAATTGATGGTAAGAAGTTTTTAAATGAAGCAGATAGGAAAATGAATATCAAGGAAACGATTGATAAACTCAAGGAAACTAAAAATACAACAGAAAATATAAATGAATTCAATTTATTTGATAATGAAATTTTTAGAAATCTAAAGAATTTCAATAAAAGTGATGCCACATTAGAACCTAATGATAATTTTATAGCACTCGCACCAGAGGGAGTTGAAAATAATATATTCCTTATGAATTCTAGCACAAATAATTCACAACCCATCGTAAACGTAGATGGCAACAAGACAGTAATGAGTACGGGCGGAATAAATACTGTCGATCTATTGTATCTAAACGCTGCAGTTCAGCAGTCTATGACAGTATGAATACAAACGTAATTTGGACAAAAGGACATAAAGTTGTTGCCTTTGAAGTCTTTGCTGACAAGGAGGGGAAAGGATATAATATGTTAGGTCAGATAGGATATGTCAAATATTTTGAGGATGTGATAGATCCCTCGGTACATATGGATATCACAGTGCTTGATACAGGTGGATTGATTAATAAATTACCTATAAGAAGTGGATGTATAGCAAAAATAATATTAGAACATCCGAGTCAGGAAGAACCTTTCGCATTCAATGCAGTGATCACCAATATATCTGGAC